AACAACAACACAATTAGGCAGACCAGTAAATCCTAATTCAGCAAGACAACAACGCTTAGCAGAGCTAGCAGAAAAAAGAGCTAACGGAACATGTAAGCGTGGCCGACCAGTTAATGGTAATAGTAAAAGACAAGAAGTGTTAAAAGCTAGGGAAGCAAAAGTAAAAAGTGGTGTTGAATTAAAACGTGGACGCCCTGTAGTTGAAGGCAGTGCTCGTCAATTAAGATTAGCAGCACAAGCAGCACGTAAAGCAGCGGCTACGAAGTAATTGATTGAAACGATTGGAAAAAGGACCTCGTAAGGGGTCCTTATCTATTCGTGTATATATGCGTACGTATGCATACTACAATTATATATAGCCCATGCGCGCTGATGTCCATATAACGGCGGCGCCGCAACAAAAGTGAATATGATGAACTCACAGAGCTTATACACTAAACTCACGCCGATGCGTATATCCATATATCACACATACATTTCCAACTAACCCATTTTGCATAAAATCCACAGGTGCGCGACCAAAGGAAAACCAAAATTTCTTTACCATCGACAAAGTATATACTTATATTTGGCCCCCTAAATTTACTTTACTATATTAACCAAAAATAAAAGTTATGAAAAAATTATTATTACAAAAGTATATTTACTTTTGGCTCTCATTATTTGTTGTGTTATCAATGGCATCGTGTATCGCGCCTTGGAACACAAGACACCAAGCAAGAACCATGAGGAATATTTCCAGACCTCATCATTATCGTGATCGCAATGTATCACCTAATCATCGTGGTGACTATCGTCACCCAGCAGTTCGTAAACAAACTCGTAAAGCGCTTATACAAAATGGTAATTAGTATTATAATCGCAACAATAATTTCAGTACTTTGGGTACGTGGTATTGACCACATGAAAAATAACCACCCAGATTACGATGGTAAAGATCTATTTAACGAATAAAAAACAAACTATATGTCAAAAAACAGCCCAAAACAAGCAACCGAGGCCATCAAAGAATGGTTACAATGGATGAAATCCAAAACTACTAAAAATGTTACACCATATCGTAGATAGGTATATACGTATGGAGGTAGTGTAGTGGTGAGGACTTCATGTTAATGCTTGGAGTCCTTAGATATTTATATTATATTAACATATTATTAACCCTTTAAAAATTTAAACCTTAAAAACAAAATGAAAAAATTATTTGTTCTATTTGCTTGCGTAGCATTATTTGCCGCTTGTAATTCTGGCGCTACTGAAACTACTTGTACTTCGACTGAAGAAGTTAGTGATTCTACTGCTGTAGAAATGGTAGCTACATCAACTGAAACTGTTGATGCTAGTACAGCTACTGTAGAAGCTACTGCTACTAAGTAATTAGATAAACAGGCCTCGTATTTATATGCGAGGCTTTTATCGTGCTTTATTATGAATATCAAAAATATATTTGATGCTTTTAACTCGGAGAACTTTCAAAACGATGACGAGACATCGCTTTTGATGGATTTTTCCGAGCATCCTTTGTTCTGGATTAGTGGTTTTAATAAAATTATTGATAACCATTTGTTTTTTACTCAATACACTGTTAAAACATTTAAGAATATTTCCCCTGATGTTAATATCGATGAATTAGAGAAAGCTGGAGAGGAATTAATGTTTAGGAAAGCTTGGGATTATATCAAGAGTATTGATTTAAATAAAAATTTTCATGTGGAGTGTCTAAAGAGTAAGGCAAGTAGGGATTTTATGTATAATCTACAAATCAGTATACAATTTTTTGAGTTACATGAGGAATATGAGAAATGTGCTCTTTTGAAAAACATTGAAACAACAATTGAAGAGTTTTTGAAATAACTTGGCCCCCAGAATTTTTGTATGTATATTTTTCATACGGGGTTCAAGAGAAAGATGGATATGAGAGAAAGGGATGAATGAATAAACGGGTGATGGGGTAAGAAATAAACTATATAAATATAAACTTATGAGAAACAGAGAAGCATCTCTTAGAAAAGTCGATCAAATCGATTCATCTTTGAAAAAATTAATTTCATTCCTTAGAAGGGGTGATGAACAATCTTTTAATAGCACATTAGAAGATATGAATGAACAAATTGATCAACTTAGAACCTATATTGAATCAGAACGTATCGATGGATATGAAATGAATCCTTCAGCACAATAATTATGAAATTAACAGAAGAACAAATCAAATCTAATTGGGATGAGTTCATTGGTTATATTGATACTTACATCTCAGAACCACGTAAAAACGCTTTAAAGGCGTTTTATGAAAAATATGCGGAGCGTATAGCACTTATGCCGGCCGCTCATAAAAAAGAATATCATAACGCTTTTCCCGGCGGATATATCGAACACGTTAACCGTGTTATTCAAGCTGCTCTTAAATTTGAAGAATTATGGTCTGAATTTGGTGTGACTAAAAATTACACTATTGAAGAATTAGTATTCTCAGCTATGAATCACGATTTAGGTAAAATGGGTGATGAAAACCATGAAGCATATATTCCTCAAACAGACCAATGGCGTAAAGATAAATTAGGTGAAGATTATAAATTTAATGATAAACTTGAATTTATGTCAGTTCCAGATCGTGGTTTATATTTACTTACTCAGCATGGTATTTTATATACTAAAAATGAAATGTTAGCTATTAAATTACATGATGGTTTATATGATGATGCTAACAAGCCATATTTAATGTCTTACATGCCAGAAACTAAACCACGTACATCTTTGGTTTATATTCTACATCAGGCTGATTTAATGGCTGCGCGTATTGAATTTGAGCGTGAATGGTTTCCAAAACTATATGGAGATAATTTGGAGAATAAAGGAAAGGGTAGTACATTGAAATCAGATAAAAAAACTAACATTAAAACCAAAGCATTAGGTAATATTAAAAGCGAAGGTTTAAAAAATGTAATGCAAGATTTTTTTAACGACTAATAAAAAATAAAAATAAATAAAGGTTGTAATCTCATGGTTACAGCCTTTTCTTATACTAAAAACTATGACAATTATTATTTCAATATTATCAGTATTAATAATTTTATTATTTTATACTAATTATAATTTATTAAAGAAAAATGAGAAATGTGAAGATATAATTACCACATACGAAAGGTATATGGTCAATTTATCTAATACAATTAAAGATGCAGATAAACGTTTAAAAGAAGTTGATAGAAAAGGTTCATTCGAGAGTGATGATGAAGTAGGATTCTTTTTTATAACGCTTAAAGAAATCCAAGATCAACTTAATAATTTCAAAGTTAATTAATGAGCAAAAACTATTTTACCCAAGACACCGAAAATGCTATTGTAGCATATAATTTATGTACTGACCCAGAGGAACGTAGTAGAATTTATAATGATAGAATTCATTATGCTTTTTTCAAACTTACTCAAAATATTATTCATACATTTAAATTTTATTATACTGAGGTGGAGAATATTGAAGATTTACAACATGAAATTATCACATTCCTACTCAGTAAAATGTATTTATTTGATCCCTCTAAAGGTGCTAAAGCATATTCATATTTTGGAACTATTGTTAAACGTTGGTTAATTTTATATAATGAAAAAAATTATAAAAAACGTGTTAATTCAGTACCAGCCTCTATTCTAGAGGAAGATAATGGACATACATACGTTATTGAGGAGAATAATTCACCAAGTGATAAATTAGGACATAATGATAAAATATCTTTATTTACAGATTTATATGTTGATCATTGTACTACAAATATATACAAATTATTTCCTAAAGAAGGTGATGCTAAGATAGCAGATGCTATACTTGAATTATTTAGAAAGCGAGATGATTTAGAGGTGTTTAATAAAAAAGCACTATACATTTATATTAGAGAAATGGTAGATGCAAAAACTCCTAAAATTACTAAGATAGCTGATAAACTTTACGATATTTATAGAAATAGTTATGTATTCTATTTAGAAAATGGATATATAAAATTTTAATTTTTGGTATTTATAATAAATAAAATGCTATGAGTAGTTTAGAATCCGATATTTTTGGTGATAAAAAGTTAAAAGACTTATTTCAAGAAATTTATCAAAACCAAAAGAAAAAAGAAAAACAAATATCTACATTAATTGAAGAATTAAAACCTTTAATTGATGATATTGGTGACGCTACCTTAGTTGTTCCATTAATCAAAGAATATCTAGAATTAGGTGTTAAAAATGATGAACAACTTATCAAAATGGCCACTATCATCCAGCGTTGTATAGCAAACGATAATAGTGGTGGAGGAGGTGAAGGTGCATTATTAATTTCTGATGAAGAAAAAGCACAATTGCTAGGTGAAATAAATAAAATTCAAGAAAATTTAGATAAAAATGGCAAAGACTAATTATGGATATAATGCACTTAATTCTAGGCTAAACTCCCAGTTATCTAATACTTCTAAAACAACCCAACCTAGTTTAACAGCTGCTAGAGTTATATCTGTTATAAGTGATGATACACATCCTAGATTTAAAGAATTAGGAGGTTGGTCAGCTTTAGGTGCTATAGAATATGATTTAGTAGCATCCCCTAGTTTTGGTTCAGATAAATATCCTATAGCATATCCTTTAAATTCTAATATTAAACATTATCCTTTAATTCATGAAATTGTAGAACTTAAATCTTCATTTGATAGTTCTGTTAATTCTATTGGATCAGGACAAAATATTGTAGGACCTAGTGTAATATCTAGTCCAAAAAAATATTATACTAATATTGTTAATGTATGGAATCATCCACATCACAATGGATATTCTTTTAAATTAAATTCATCTTTATCACAAACTAAAGACTATGATCAAACTCAAATTGGAAGTAACGTAATTACCCCAGATGAAGTACCTTCTCTTATTTTAGGTAAAACTTTTAAAGAAAGAGATACTGTTAATCCATTATTTCCTTTTGAAGGTGATATTATATATGAAGGAAGATGGGGAAATTCAATTCGTTTTGGTAGTACTGTTATGGCTAGTGCTTCATACTCTAGTAATGATTGGTCAACAGAAGGAGTTGGAAATGATGGAGATCCAATTACTATAATTAGAAATGGTCAAGGACAAAAATTACCTTCTGGAGCTGAACCTGTTTTAGAAAATATTAATGCTGATCATTCTTCTATTTATTTAACTAGTACTCAAAATATCAAATTAGGAGCTTCTGCTGCTGATTATACAAGTTATAATCCAAATAATACCCCTGCAGAACCAAGTTCATATATAGGAGCCCAAATACTTTTAAACTCAGGCAGATTAGTTTTTAATACTTATAATGATCATTTATTATTAACATCTGCTAGATCAATTAATTTAAATGCTTTAGAATCAGTTAATATTGATTCACCTGAATTATCAGTTCAAGCTAATAAAATATATTTAGGTAAATACAAAGCAAATGAGCCATTAATGTTAGGTATTCAAACTGTAAATTTACTTAAAAATCTAGTTAAATCTTTAACTACATATATGTCTATCTCATCAATAGCTACAACTAATGTTTGTGTTCCTGGTGAAGCATTAACTTTACCTACTATTAATAGTGCGGCTCAAGATGTTTTAGATGATTTATATAATTTAAGTAAAGTTTTAGGTAGTGATCCTGAATTAAAGGATTGTAATTTAACTTCTAAAAGAAATTATACTGTATAAAATATGGCACTTCAAAATGACGCAGAAGATAAATTTATAACTAGTAAAAGTGGAGCAGGAGTAGCAGATACTACATTAGATGCTATATTCATAGCTGGATTAACTACTGTAATACCTCTTGATAAACAAAAAGAAAAATTAAAAGCTGGCTTTGGAGAGAAAAAAGTTCTTAAATCATTCAAACATGATGATCCAGTAAATACTATAACAACATATATAAAAAATCATCCAGATGTTTATATATTTTTATACAGTGCAGGTTGTGTTCTCTCAAAAGCTGTATCTACAACATCAGGTGTAAATTTAAATAAAGTATATATTGTTGAACCTTATAGTCCTAGCACAGCTGATAACTCAGTTAAAACTGCTAATCAAAATGGAGTTCCTTTAAAAAATATATTTTTAGGTCCTGTCGCAGCAAGAGGTAAAGGAATATTATCTGGAACATCAAAAACACCTGATGGATTAAGCCATGGAGAGGCTTTAACACATGCTGCTAAAGAGGCTGCTAATGCAGCTGCATCAACCCCCCCACCACCTCCATCACCCCCTGCTCCTCAATCTTCTACTCCAACACCAAGTCCATCACCACCCCCTCCTCCTTCAACACCATCATCAACAACTTCAACAGAACCTACTAATAATGATGTTAATGGTAAAGAAACAGGAGCTTATGCTAATTTAAGTAATGGATGGTGTATAACAGTATATAAAGATGGGATTAGAAAAATAACTGTAGTTAGAGATGGAAAAGGAAATTTAATAAGAACTGATTATTATAATAATACTACAGATAAAGATGCTGTATCATTTACATTAACTAAATTAAATGATTCAACAGCTGTAACTCCAAATCAAGATCAACCATCTAAAGTTAAATCAACAGAAGTTGCTCCTAATACTCAAAATAATGTTGAAATTATAAAAACAGATAGTGTTAATGTATTAGAATCTCCTGAAGATAATGATGCTGGAGAATATGTTTATGAAGTACTTTTAGTAGTTAAAAAAAATGGTAAAACAATTTTAATTAGTGGTGAAGGTAGAGGATTAGATACTGATACTGCTATAAAAAATGCAACCGAGAATGCTAAGAAAAATGCTTATTTATAATTAAAAATGGGGATATATAAAGACGAAGATATTAAAGTAGTTAAATCAATTACTATTACAGTAACAGATACAGGAAGAAAATCTGAAAAATATCCTTACGGACCTTATTATGAAATTATAAGATATGGTGATGGTGTAATAATAGATAAAGAATATGTAACTTATCTATCAGGAGACGGTACTGGTGGAGGAATAGAAGAAATAAAAAAGGAACAAGAACATTTTGCATATGATAATGGTTATGTGTATGTATCTGAATCTGGAGGTAAAACAAGATATGTTGTAGAAAACTCTCCAGCATATAAAGATGCTACAAGATTAGATAGAGGAAATGTTATATATGTAACTAGACCTAGAGATGTTAAATCATCTCCAGAAGTAAAAAATGTATCAACAAGAACTTTATCAACAGAAGGTGAATATCAAATTCAAGAAGTTACTTTTGAATATTGGGATTGGGGTGCTATCACAGGTATAGATAAAGAACTTGAAAGTTTTAAAAAAGCAGATAATGAAGGAGATAAATTATTAGAAAATAATGGTCAAAATATCTTAGAACCAGGTTCTGCTAAAACTGATCTTACTAGAAGATCATTTCAAAAAATAGTATCTCAAGAAAAAAATTTTTTAGGTAAAGTTAAAGAAGGTACTGATAAAAATGAAGGATATGTAGTTACTATTACTCGTCAAGGAAAAGTAAAACCTAAAAATGCTAATAAAGCTATTGAGCCAACTACTTCTCCTATTACTATAGTAGATGAATATTATCCTCCTGAAGATCCACCCACAACTACTAAAACGCCAGAAGAGGTCAATGATGAAACTCAAAAGGAAACAGATAAAAAGGAAGAACAACAAAAAACAACAGATGTAACTCAAACCGAACCTGAAGTTACAACAAAAAATACTCCAACAGAGTTAACTCCTAAAGGACCTAGTAAATTAGCAATATTTTTAAATAGTAAACGCAGTGAAATAAAAAGAAATATTATTCCATTACTTATGCCTTTAGCTACTCAATTAGGAATTAAAGCTATAGGAACATTACAATCCAAATTACCTGATTTTTGTCTTCCAGAACATGAACTTAATAGAATAATAAATGCTAGAAATCAAATAGTTAATAAATTAAATGCTATAGTTAAAATCATTGATACTTTTTCTAAAATATTAACTGGTTTTAATTTAATTATTTCTATAACAACATCATTAAATAAAACTATAGATGCTGGTGGGCAAGCTTTAGGAATAGCATTAAAATTAACCCCTATCCCTCCAGGTGTTCCTGGTTCTTTAGTTACAGGATATGTAGATATTTTATATAAAAAAGAAGAAATTAATAAAAAATTAAATAAATTCAATGGAGCAATAGCTGCTGCTAGTGTATCATTAGCTGTATTAAATGCAACTTTATTAACTGTAATATCAATAATAAATTCAATAGATATTTGTATAGCAAAGTGTAAACCTGATGCTTCATTATTACCTTTATCTCCAACATTATTAGAATTAGAAAGAGTAAATAAACAAATTGATATGGGTGAAACTCAACAATCTTATAAAGGATTTTCTTTAGATATAGTTGAAGAACCATATTCTCCAACTGTAAATAGAAGAAGAGCTGTAGCTAGAAATCAAAATGGAATTATTGAATTACAAACACCTTTAACATTTTCCACAGATACTCAAACTTTAATTAACGAAATTAAACTAGTTATCGACTCAAATAATTTAAAAGCTAATTAATTAAATATTTATAATAGATGAAAACTGACGCATTAAAAAAACTTATTAAAGAAGCGGTTAAAGAAGCAATTCAAGATGAATTAAAAGATATTCTACTTGAAGCAGTTCGCTCTAATAAACAACCTATCAAAGAATCTTATCAAGTAAATGACGATAGAACTTTAAACTTTACATCAAATCAAGTACCTAAAACTCCAATAAATACTAAACAAGCATATATGGATATTTTAGGTGAAATGGCTCAAGGCCCTAAATCAGAATTTGCAGGTGAATTTAGAGTAAATGGTCCTGTAAATACTGTATCTGAAGGTAGTTCTTTACCATCAGGTCAACTAGGATTAGATCAAATAATGGGATTAATAGGAGGTAAATAATGGCGTTTGGAGCAAGAAAAATATTTCCTATAGATACTAAACCTGGAACTGCGGTTGGAGTAGCTATTCCATTTAATGCTCCTGCTGTATTTTTTTCAACTTATACAACTAAAGATGCTATTAGAAATAATATATTAAATTTTTTATTAACTAATAAACAAGAAAGATATTTAAATAATAATTTTGGAGCTAATATAAGAGCTCTGTTATTTGAACAAATAACTTCTAATAATCTAGATACCCTTAAAAGTACAATTCAAGATACACTTAGTCAATATTTTACAAATGTAACTATAACTAATATAAACATAATCGGAGATTCAGATACTAATAGTGTTAAAATTAATATAACATTTAATATAATAAATACAAATATAGTTGATCAAATTGAAATAACATTAGAATAATGGCAGTAATAAGAAACATAAAATATATAAATAAAAGTTTTAGTGAATATAGAACTAGTTTGATAGACTATGCTAAAACATACTATCCAACAACATATAATGATTTTAGCCCAGCATCACCAGGTATGATGTTTATGGAAATGGCTGCATATGTTGGTGATGTTTTATCATTTTATTTAGACAATCAAGTACAAGAAAATTATTTACAATTTGCTCGTCAATCAAATAATTTATTTGAATTAGCATATATGTTTGGTTATAAACCAAATGTAACTGGAATAGCTACTACTATTGTTGATTTTTATCAAAAAGTACCTGCTAAATTATCAGGTGGTTCTTATGTTCCTGATTTTGATTATGCTTTATATGTTGGTCCTAATTCAACTGTTAATAATACTAGTGGAAACTCTTCTTTTTTAATAAACGATCCTGTAGACTTTACAGTATCTAGTTCTAGTGATCCAACTGAAGTAACTATTTTTCAATTAACTGGTGGTGCTGGTTCTAATCCTCAATCATTTTTATTAAAAAAATCTAGAAAAGCAATATCAGCTACCATTAATTCAATAAATTTTACATTTGGAGCCCCAGAAAAATTTCCAACTATAGAAATAAATACAGCTGATTTAATAGGAATATTAGATTGTGTTGATACTGAAGGAAACAATTGGTATGAAGTAGATTATTTAGGTCAAGAAATGGTTTATAATACTATTAAAAATACTAATATTAATGATCCTAATTTATCCTCCAACTCAGGGAATACTCCTTATTTATTAAAACTTAAAAAAGTTCAATATAGATTTACTACTCGTTTAAAAAATTCAACAACACTTCAAATTCAATTTGGAGCAGGAACAGTAGCAGACTCAGATGAAATAATAATACCTAATCCGGATAATGTAGGTATTGGTTTACCATTTGAACAAGATAAATTAACAACAGCATATTCTCCTTCTAATTTTTTATATACAAAAACATATGGGATTGCTCCTTCTAATACTATTTTAACATTTAGATATTTAACTGGAGGAGGAATTGGAGCTAATGTTGATTCAAATACATTAACAGGATTTAATGGTAGTCTTAATTTTTTAAATCCTAATATTTCTAATACAATTTTAGCTAATGATATTTACAGTTCATTTGCTGTTACAAATCCCGAAGCAGCAAGTGGTGGTGGTGATGGAGATTCAATTGAAGAAATTAGACAAAATTCTATGGCTAATTTTGCTAGTCAACAACGAAATGTTACTCAAGATGATTATTTAGTTAGATCATTAGCTATGCCTTCTAAATATGGAGAAATAGCTAAAGCATATATTGAACCAACTAAATTACAAAGTATATTACCTGGTGAATCTCTTGGAATATTAGATTTATATGTTTTAACTTATGATATTAATAGAAAATTGAACTACGCGTCATATGCCTTAAAACAAAATTTAATAACATATCTCTCTCAGTATAGAATGATAAATGATGCTATTAATATTAAAGATGGTTTTATTATTAATATCGGAGTAAATTTTGATATTATAGTATTACCTAATTATAATAATAATCAAATATTAATTAAATGTATAGATGCTTTACAATCTCATTTTAATATAAACAATTGGCAAATAAACCAACCAATAATATTAAGAGATATATATGTTTTATTAGATAGAATAGAAGGTGTTCAAACAGTTAAAACCATAGATATATACAATCTAACAGATACAGCTCTAGGATACTCTGATTTCGCATATGATATCTCAGGAGCAACAAGAAATAACGTAATTTATCCATCATTAGATCCTATGATATTTGAAGTTAAATATCCTGATATTGATATTCAAGGAAGAGTAGTACCATTATAAAATTAAACTATGGCCATATATAAATTATTTCCCACTCAAGATACTACAATTTATTCATTTTATCCTGATAAAAATACAGGATTAGATGAAATATTAGATGTATCTATTGATTTAAATTTAGATTTAAACCCAGATCCACAAACAAATAGAGTATTAATTCAATTCTCTAGTACTGAGATAAATGATATTATTAATAATAAAATATCTGGATCACAATGGCAATCTAATTTAAGATGTTTTATAGCAGATATTAATTCTTTAACAACTGATACTACAATTGAAATATATCCTGTTTCCCAATCATGGAATATGGGAACGGGAAAATTTGCTTATATACCTGAAATAACTAATGGAGCTAGTTGGAATTATAAAGATTATGAAAATGGCACATTATGGACAGATGGTACTTTTAATCCTGGTACAACAGGTTCTTATACTTCTTCTGTAACTATAGGTGGTGGTACATGGTATGTAACTCAATCATTAAGTGGATCTCAAACATTTGGATTTTACGATGATAAAGATCTTGACATAAATGTTACTAATATAGTAGATGCATGGTATAGTGGATCTTATGATAATAATGGTTTTATAATAAAACAAAAAGATGAATTTATTAACAATATTAATAATCAACCTAAAATAAAATATTATTCAATTGATACTCATACAATATATCCTCCATGTTTAGAATTTAAATGGGACGATTGTATAATCAACACTGGATCCTCAGGTATAATAACCATTAATACCCAACCATTTACTATTAGTCTAAATGAAAATCCAGGCACTTTTTATCCAGGTAGTGTAAATAAATTTAGAGTATATTCAACACCTGAATATCCTATTCGTGTATGGTCTACATCTTCATTTTATACTAAAAATTATTATTTACCTGAAGAATCATATTACGCAATTCAAGATCTATATACTAATGAATATGTTATAGATTTTGATACAACGTACACTAAATTAAGTCAAGATACTATAAGTAGTTATTTTACACTTTATATGAATGGACTAGAACCAGAAAGATATTATAAAGTTGTAATTAAAACTATTTATGATGGACAAACAATAATAGTAGATAATAATTATTACTTTAAAGTAATTAATGGATAATGGAAATTCTCAATTTAACTAAAAAAGCATACGCTAGAAATCAATACGCTAGAGTGATTAGTACCCAATTTTCTCAACTAGCTATAACTCAACCAACTCAAACCCCAGTTGATTTAGCAACAGCAGCAGCAGCCGCTGCTACTACTTTAACAGTTAGTGATTTTTTTCAAAATTATAATCAATTATTTTATCAAATACCAAAAGAAGGAGAAACAAACTCACATGAGTATTTAATTAAAAGAAGCTCTGAATATGCTAATTTTAATGCTACTAATGATGATATTCAAGCTTTAATTGATGAAATTAATATTTTACAACAACAAAATTTAGAACTTAATCAACAAATAGTTGCATTACAACCAACTGGTTCACAAGTATAATGGAAGAAACAATAGCTAACATACAGGTCTTAGATCCGAATACTCTTCAATTACAAAATTATTCTACTGAAGACGAAGCTTTAATATCTAGTTTTACTCAAGATATTTCTTTTGATCCAAATGAAGATTATATTGAATATTATATTTTAGATTTAAATAAAAATATTCTTTATGGAGACGATGTATATACTAATTTTAGTATATTAAATAATTTAGTAAGTATTAATCCTCAAAAAGATCTAGAAGAAGCAGGATATGTTGAAGGTTCGTATTATACTATTTATAATTTTTTAAAAAGAAGATTATCTTCATCTCCTAATGATACTTTATTTATTCAAGAAATTAGTTCTGATAGGACTGAGTTAAGATTAAATACTAATCAAATTAATAATATTGATATAACTGATTTAACAAATCAATTAGCTAATGAAATAGCATTAAATACTGGAACATATTTAGATTTTTATTTAAATTTTGGAGATAATCAATTAGTAATTGCTAATAATATTTTATTAGACAATCTTGATCCTAATGATCCCACAGTTCTAGTTAAATTATATGAACCATTACCTCAAAATTTTACAATAAATTCTCAATGTTGGGTAGTTGAACAAGTAGCTGAATCTCAAGCATATCAAATTGATTTACAAACTATTTTTAATTTTGAAGTAGAACCAAATTATATAGCAGGCCCAAATTTTAATCTAGATCTCCAAGATCAAATTAATAATTCAACACCGTATTATAACGAAACATATCTAACCCAAAACTATTCAGCATTAGGATCAGGTAGTTTATTATATCAATTAAACAGTTTATTAGCAGAAAAAGGAATTGAAATAAATATAGATTACTCAGATTATTCTCAATTTTGCCATTTTTCCTCAGCCGAAACTCGTTTAGAAAATTTTTATTATAAATTATCTTTAATTGAGCAATATGCTATTAATGCTGGATTATCTAATACTAGTTTACCTCAAAATGGTTTTACCTCAGGTAGTCAATTGATTTGGTTAAATAAAATGAATGATATTATAACTAATTTTGATGGTTATGAATATTATCTTTTTTATGAATCAGGTAGTACATCATGGCCAAAAATTAATTCAGAATATCCATATATAAATGCATCAGTCAATGATTTAAATGCTCTAAATTGGTTGCAAGGACAAATATTATCAGCATCATATTTTGATTTAGAAAATAAAGATGCTTTAACTTATTCAATTCCTGATTATTTAATAGATGATTCAAATAATGACCAATATAAATTATTTACTCAAATGGTTGGTCAACATTTTGATAATATCTGGGTTTATTTAAAAGACATTACTAATAAATTTGATAATGATAATAGATTAAATTATGGTATTTCTAAAGATATAGTAGCACAAGCTATTCGTGATTTAGGAGTTAAAATATACCAAAATAATTTTTCTACAAATGATTTATATTCAGCTTTATTAGGTATAACTACAACTGGTGATTTATACAATTTACCTTATACTACAGGTTCATTACCTACACCTACAGGATATGAATACGTTGATACTTACATAACAGCATCATTAACTTCTTCTATAGAACCAGTAGACGATATTAATAAAGAAATTTATAAACGTATATATCATAATCTTCCAATGTTACTTAAGAAAAAAGGAACAGCAGAAGGTTTAAGAATGTTAGTAAATATTTATGGTATTCCTGATACTATTGTTCGTATAAATGAATTTGGTGGTAAATCATATGAAAATCAAGCATGGGATAATTTTGTAGATCAATTTAATTATGCATTTACTTCTCCTGGAACTGGATATATAAGAACACTTCTCCCAAATACTTATTTTAATTCTAATGATTTACAATCAATTGAATTTAGATTTAAAACTTTTGGTATTCCTAATTTTGCTCAATCTAGCCAATCTATAGCTTATATTCCTAATGTTTTTCATCTTGGATTACAATATACTGGAAGTAGATATACCTCAGGTAGTTATAATGGCTCTATTCCTGATCCTTATAATATATACGGAACATTAGTTTATAGAGATTTAGTAGATACAACTAAATCTGCAAGTGTATATTTACCATTTTTCGACGGAGGATGGTGGTCTATTTTATTAACTAAAGATAATTCTAATGATGAATTAAAATTATATGCTAAGAATAATATATATGATGGCTATGATGGAAGTCAATTAGGATTCCAAGCTTCTGATAGTTTTATTGGAGCAGAAAATTGGGTAACAGGATCCGCAACTAATACTCTATATCTTAGTCAACAACAACCCGTAAGTCTTTCTATTCTAGGAAAAACATACACCCGATTTTCAGGTTCATTCCAAGAATTAAGATTTTATCATGATGTATTAAAAGAGAAAAAATTTGATGATTATGTAATGAATCCTTATTCTATTGAAGGAAATTCTATAGAAGAAGCAAATGATGCTTTCAATCAATTATTTTTTAGAGCACCTTTAGGTACTGTATTAGATAATGATGTAAATCAAACATCTAGAATCTCAATTCATCCATCAATTACTCAAATTCCAATTACTCAATCTTTTGGATCAACTAGTAATTATGATTTAAATGGTACTTTTACATTTGAACCTAATACTGAAATATTGTACCAAAATCAATTTGTAGCAGGTATTAAAAATTCTGTATCTGAGAAAATTAGAATAGTTAATATGATTTTACCTCCAGGTAATACTTTATCTCCTTATATTTCAATTCAACAAAATTCTCCTGTTAATGAAACATTTACAAAAGATGTAAATTATGTTGAAGCAGCTTTTTCACCTCAAGATGAAGTTAACGATGATATTATATCTCAACTTGGATATTTCAATATAGGTTCGTATATTGGAGATCCAGGACAATTAATATCAGGCTCAAATAATTATTATCCTGATTTTAATAAATTAAGAGATAATTATTTCTCTAAATATACTCATAATTATGATTTAAATGATTATATAAGACTTATAAAATTTTATGATAATTCATTATTTAAAATGATTAAAGACTTTACACCAGCAAGAGCAGGATTAGCATCTGGAATAGTAATTAAACCAACATTACTAGAAAGATATAGATATCCTCAACCTAAAGTCAATACTCATACATCAACTGTATTTTTAGGAAGCCCAACATCTCAAATATTAAATATTCCAAACTAATGTCGTTACAAGATATAACAATAACCGGATCAATAAGAAGTATTGCTACTCAATCATATGGGCAAAGAACATATATTGCTTCTACTGATGAACAATCATTTCCAATAGAACATATTACTGGTAGTCAAGCAGGAGCATGGACTAATTTTATTCCATATACTAATTACACCACAGATTTAATAGTAAATGTTACTCAATCTTGGACAGAATCTATTGTTACTCCTTCAGGAATAATTCCTTACATACATAATACAATGGAAGAATTTATTGATGGAGAATTTAGTGGTTCAAATTATGTAGTAAGTGATGGTAATCTAACAGATGCCGATTGCCAACAATTTTTAGTAGCTAATAATGAATCTTTTGAATATAGTATATTCCCATATGCTTCTGGATCTTCTTATCCATTTTTCCATCCTAATACTATCCCCAGAGATGGAGAAATATTAATATATTATATTGACAATCCATATCCAACAGAAAGTGTTCAATACGCTAAAATATCTAAATTAGATAAAAATGGAGTTGATCTTACTAATACATTATCTCAATTAACAGTAGGTAATTTTATAGAATGGATAGACTCCGGAATACCTGATTTAGTTAAACTAGAAATAGAATATAGAACAAGTTTTGCTAGTTATTTTCTTTTTAAATTTAAACCAAATCTAATCCAAACTCCTGGATATTTTGATGATAATTACTTAGATTATACTTTTATAGCTACATCTAGTTTTTCTAATTTTACTGCTAGTGCAACTGGAAATTTTTATTATATAAAAAATGGTTCATGGACTATTACTAGTGATAATGCTAATGGATGGAATCCAACAACAGAACAATATTTCTTTCCATTAAGTCCAAATACCATTATTTATACAACTGCTTCTATTAGTATGAGTATAAGTGCTCCAGTAACGTTTTCATGGGGTATTCAAGCATGGCAACCTAGTACTAACCAAATTATTGATGGAATACCATCAACTGTACCTGTTTGGAATAGTTCAAATTATTTATATTTAAATACTGGACAACATAATTTGTTTATATCTAGTAGTACTTATCAACCTATTCAAAGTTATGCTTATGAAATTGATTTTTATGCTGAATCACAACATTATAATACAAATTATCTTTTAATAGGTACTGGATCATATGCTGCTCAAACTAACGTCCCTGAATGGTTTAAAGCATGGTATGAAGATACACCTGGTTTATTTAAAACTTCTCCTGCTCCTGCTGGCGGAGACTCAGAAACATTCATCTCATATGAAACTTTTATTAATCCAATAAATCAAGGAGGATATACATATCCTGGAGGAGTGTATGGAGTACAAGATTTAAATGAAAATTATTTATTAACATGGAGAGGTTCTACTTCTAGTGATGATTTATGGGGTGCTAGTGATGATAACCAGTTATTTGACATCATAATAGAAATACCTAATGAATTTAAAGTAACAGGTGATTTTTTTGGTCCTCCATCTAAAGATTTAAAAATATATACATGTCCAAGATCAGTTGGTGGACCTTTAGGAAACCAAACATATACTGGTTCTTATATAGGAATTATCCCTTCAGGTTCTAGTGGAATTTTTAGTTTTCCTCATGTTGTAAACTATGGTACTCCTTCAACTGGTGATAGAACAATAGGAATATTTGCCCCATCTGGATCTAGCACTTCAGATATAAATGGTGCAATACATTATGCTCTTATTTCTCGTATAGATATATCCCCAAGAACTACTGCCTCAGTTCATGATGTAAAATGGCAAATGACTCAAAGTAATTTTCCTGCAACATCAACCAGTTCATTTTTATTTGAACCATATTATCCTGGAAATTTTTACAACACAGATTGTGATGTATTAATGAATAATTATAGTCAAAATGATATTAATGGTTTATATAGAGATGTTTTATATGATAATGGAGGAACTATACCTTCAAATTTACAACAAATTATAAGTGGTACTGCCCAATATGCTGAGGTAAATGATTTTTTATATAAATCTAATGCTAGTAAATTGCCTAGATATAATGGAGTAAAAGTAATCCAACAAAAAGAAAATAAATGGACCCCAGGTGACATAGGCTTTAGTCGAACCCCTTCAGTTACAAACGAACAAACATATTTTGCTTATTTTGATTATTTACAAGATACATCATATGAATTAGCAGGTAAATCCGCTGCTCACATTATATATTTAATTGATAAAGATGGAAATATTCAAACCCCAACTTTAACAGGTTCATATTACTATAATTTAATAGATAATTTTGAAACAGATAAAAATGTTAATTTAACTGTAACTACATTAAATGGAGATAAAATATTTTTAGGAACTAAAAAAATAATTAGACCTGGAGTTTTTCCTAGAGCTATATTGTATTCTCAATTAAAAGACGACCCAATTGTAATATCTCCATTAACATTTGGAAACCAACAATTTGGATATGTTCCTACATACAATTCAGTATATAATTGTAGTCAATTTTTTGTTGATGGTACAGCTACAGCAGTAACAGTTCCTATGAATTTATCAACTATATTTGTTCCTTCTTCTGAAATAATTTTAGATGCTACAAATGAAAGAATTAAAATTTTATCTAATTCTAATGTAACTAAATTAATATTTACTGTAAATATATTCAATTATGTTGGCACTTTTATTCCTTGGGCTGTACCTGGTGGAGAACGCAATACTTATGTAGGTTTATCTTTACAAAAATCATTAGATGGAATAAATTGGAATACTGTAGATATAGCTACTGGTTTTTATATGGGGAATAGAAATACTGGAAATTCTGGTGCTGGTGGTTATATTTATAAAAGTGGTATTAATTTTAATTCTTATACTTTTAATTTTCAAGATAATCCTATAGAAGATACATGGTATAGAGTTTTAATATATAGTGGTAATGGATATGAATACTTCGAGATTCTTAATTATTCAAATTTAGAAATATCTCAAACCATTCCTGGTACAAGTACAAGTACTATGACATATGACCCTAATAATGATATATATTATTGGACAACAGGATCATCTTCTCCAAATGTATTAACCAGTTCACAATTCTACTCAGTCTATAACCCTGGATATCCAGTAACACAAGCCCCTACTCCATACTCAGGATACTCAGATTGTATTCCTTTTTATATTACTCCAAATATCGATCAAATAAGATTTGAAGGAGATGAAAATCAAGTATATACTATTACAAATGTAGATTTTAATATAGGTTCTGCTTCATTTGATGATCTTAATAATTATGTTCCTAATGGTGGATCTACTTGGACTATACCTGGTGGAGGTAAAGCTACAGTTATTCCTGGGGTAGTATCAACATCTTCTAATTATATAGAAAGATCATTACCCTCTACATTAATCCCAGATAAAGCATATACTATATTATTTAATGTTTCTGAAAGTTTTGCTGGGGGAAAATTATATTTTGATTTTAATGATGGATTTACCTCAGGTCCTACATATTATTCAGAATATACTATTCCTAATAGCTCAGGTTTAGGTTTTGGATCATCTATTAATGTTATTGCCCCAAGTAATATTCCTGGTGGTAACTATCTTAGAATTAGAGGAGATGGAGGAGCGGATATAACTTTGGATTATGTTAGTGTTTATTATGAAAATACTTTATATCTTTATTTAGATAGAAATATAGTTCCTGGAACTGATATAAATTCATTTTTAATAAGAGAATTTCAACCTAATCCAAATTATGTAGTAATAGATAATCCTCCTATTAGTAGTAGTTATGATGCTTTAGGTATAAATTATGATGGATATTTAATGGCTGAGTATACAACTAATGATTTAAGACAAAACTTTGATGATATCATTGTTTCTTTAAAAGAAAGAAGTTTAATTTAAATAAAAATATAATTTAATAATATTTATAACAAAATACTTAATAACAAATGGGATATTTAAATAACGCCGTTATAACAGTAGACGCGATTTTAACAACAAAAGGAAGACAATTATTAGCAAAAAATGATGGTTCATTTAGAATTACTCAATTTGCTTTATCAGATGATGAAGTAGATTATACAATGTATAATCCTAATCATCCATCAGGTTCAGCATATTATGGTGAAGCAATTCTTAATATGCCTTTATTAGAAGCATTTCCTGAGGAAACACAAATTATGAAATATAAATTAGTAACACTTCCTCGTGGTACTGCTAAAATGCCTGTTCTTGATTTGGGTTATCCATCTATTATAATTAAACAAGGTGCTTCACTTGCTATTACACCTCAAACATTAAATTATTTTGGTGGAAATACTTATGAAACAGCTGGTTATACATTTACTATTTCTGATGTTCGTTTAATGAATACATTTGAAGGAGTAGGTATTAATACAACCCAAGCACAAGCTTTAAATAGTACAACTACATTAGGAACTAGTGTTTCTAAAACAGTTGTTGGTACTACTCTTAATTTAAGAGCAACCACTGTTAACACATTGTTTGGTTCAAATCTAGAAATATATGCTACATTAACTGTTCAAGGTAGAGATAGTGGAGCTCGTTTAAATATTCCCGTAACTGTAAAAAAAGTATAATATAAAAATAATTAATATAAAAATATGTCATTTAATCGTTTATCCGCAGAAGATTTTGTAGTAAGCTCAGACTCTATAACCGGTCCATTATGGTCAGCAGGTTCACCAACTTTAGTTCAATTTTATACCTCATCAGTTCAAGAACTTGGATCTTCTGGATTATTTTATTTAAATGTTTATCAAACAGCTTCAAATAATTCAGCAGCAGAAATTCAGTTTGCTATAGCATATGGTAACAAAAATGGGTATGGAAGTACTTATTATAATCCTGCAGTTCCTGGAGCATCACCCACAAGAACAACTTATGGTCAATATAGAAACTTAGTATTGGGTGATGAATATTCTGATTTTATTTTTGGTGGTACAATATCAAATGATTTTTGGGTAATATCAGTTGATAGAAATCATTATAAAGAATCTTTACTCCCAGGTACAATGACATTAATATTATCAGGAAGTGGTGGTTCTTTATTTTTAACAGATGATAGTAATGCTAGTAGTACTATTCTTTTTAATGATGCTGGTAGAGTATTCCAATTGGTTAGTGGATCAGCAGGAACTGTTAATACTACTAATCCTAATGGATATAGTGTAGCTAGTGGTTCATATGGTTGGTTTTTACCAGATATTGGAACAATTTTATTGCATCCCGCAGCTATTAGTTCTTCAATTCAATTAAATTCAAACCCAACTGTTAACTCAGATGGTCAAAATTATCAACTTTTATTTAATGCTTTAAATTTAGGAGGACAATTTACCGCAAATAGTCAAGAAACAATTACAGCAGATTATATCTTTGTAAGAGCAAGAAACGCAGAATTTAATTACTCAGAAAATCCAAGTTATATTTCGGGTAGTACAGGTGAAGTTATATTTAATAATTTTATTAATAATCCTCAAACCTTCCCTACTACAATTGGATTATATAATGATACAAACGAACTTTTAGCTGTCGCTAAATTATCAAGACCTTTATTAAAAGATTTTACAAAAGAAGCATTAGTAAGAGTTAAATTAGATTTCTAAAATGAATGGGCGCTTACAAACAACTTCTTACTTCGGATGTAATTACTACTCCTCTTAGGGTACATAAAGATTTTACCTTTCAAGGTAGTTCATCACTTAATACAGCTTCTATAGGTAGATTTATAGGTCAAAATATATATCAATTTGATTTTGAACCTGGTAAAGATCCATATACTGGAAATTATACTATTGTAACCCCAGGAACTACATCATCAGCACAATTTAATTTTTTAAATCTTCATGCTGAAGCAGTAAGTGTAGGTTCTAGTTCATTTATAATAAATAATACCGCTTTTATTATAACTGGGAGTAATAATTTATTACCCAATGGATATAATGCTATATTTATCCCATCAGGATCTACAGGAAATGGTACCGGAATTAATATAGTAAATCATATTAATAATAGTGCTTCTTTATTTTCAGGAACATACAACATAACATCTTCAAGATCTTCACCATTAATAAATTTATATACTACAAATACTGGATATATAAACAATTATAATTATGTAACCTCAGGTAGTACAACTTCATATTTTACAGGTGGTACAAATGATATAATTTCAGGATCATACCAATATCAAAGATTAGTTTATGATTCTATAAAACAATTATATTATTCAAATTATTTATCTTCTTCACATGGAGATAGAATAAACAGACCTATTCTAATACCAGGATCGGATCCAAGTGGAGATAGATATATTGGTTCTTCTAGTAATCCTTCATATGATAATTTTTTACAAACAACATTACCTTATGAAAGATATTTTCCTACATATACAGGCAGTATAATTGGGGTATTATCTATTCCAATGACATTATTTGGAGAATATATTAATCCACATTCATTCAAAATGAGTTTTGATGGATCAGATTTTTATGATGATGGTGAAGGTAATTTAATATCTGGTTCTCAAATAATGGGTAATATTATATATACTCATGGTATTGTAGCATTGGTTGGAAATCAATATTTAGCAAATTTTGCTGCTGCTCAATCTGTCTCTACAACTAATGTAGGATCAGTATATGCAAATGCAATATATGGAACTTCATATGTTTATGGTGTAGCACCAAATGTTCAAACTACAACATTGGGTTTTGCTGTTACAAATAATTTTACTTGTTCATTTTCAAGTTCATATACAATTTTTGAAAAACAATATAAATGTACTATTAGGGAAAATGAATTTAATTTTACTTTAAACCCAAGCACCATATCAGGTAGCACTGAAGGTACATTATATGGATACGTAACAGAATCATATTTTTCACCTTATATTACAACAGTAGGTTTATATGATGAACAACAAAATTTATTAGCAATAGGTAAATTAGCACAACCAGTTCCTGGTTCACCAACAACAGATACAACGATATTGATTAATTTAGATATGTAATGTGGTTATACGAAAATAAGGTTATAGAAAAAATAGAAGATTTTCCTGAAAATACATTTGGTTTTATTTATATGACTACTCATATGCCAAGTGGAATATCTTATATAGGTAAAAAATCACTTTACCATAACATCAAGAAAAAATTTACTAAAAAAGAATTAGCAGAGCAATCAGGTCCTGGGCGTAAATCGGCCACTAAAACCGTTTTAAAGGAATCTGATTGGAAAACTTACTACGGTTCTGCTAAACCAATATTAGGTTTATTAAAGGAAAATAAACACGAAGAATTTAAACGTGAGATAATAACAACTGCTACTAGTAAAAAATTACTAACATATTATGAGTGTAAATATTTATTCCATTATGGAGTACTAGAACACCCAGTTGAATATTTCAACGATAATATTTTAGGTAAATTTTTCGCTAAAGATTTTTTATAGTAAGGCTAGGCCTCCAAAAATATATTTTATATATTGAAGTTATGACTAATAATGCTCTAGTATTCTTAATTGATTCTGTTTTAGGTAAAGGTAAACCAACATCCAAAGGTAATAGAGCTTACCATTGTCCTGAATGTAAACACCATAAATTAAAATTAGAAGTTAATCTAGAGGAAACATCACCCCATTTCCAATCATATCAGTGTTGGGTGTGTGGTTTTAAAGGTAAAAAATTAACTACTTTATTTAAAAGGATAGAAGTTGATTCTAGTAAAATTAGTCAATTAAAACTATTAGTTAAAACTGATGGTAAACAAGTTGAAATAACTGATAATAAGAAAGCAGAACTACCTAAAGAATTCATACCATTAATCAATCCACCATTAAACAGTTTAACCGCTAAAAAAGCTATATCATATCTTAAAAATAGAGGTATTACTAAAGAAGATATAATCAAGTATAATATAGGTTATTGTGAATTCGGATTATTTTCTAATATGATTGTTATTCCTTCGTACGACACGAATGGAAATCTTAATTATTTTACCGCAAGAAACTTCGATAAAAACTCGTCTATTAAATACAAAAATCCTGACGTAACTAGAGATATCATTGGTTTAGAGCATTTTATTAATTGGAATGTACCTATTATTTTATGTGAAGGTATGTTTGATGCTATTGCTATTAAACGTAATGCTATACCATTATTAGGTAAAACAATACAGAAGAGTTTAATGAAACGTATTATTAACTCCTCAGTTGAAAAAATATATATTGCTCTAGACAAAGACGCTATTAAACAAGCATTAAATTTTTGCGAAACACTAATGAACGAAGGTAAAGAGGTTTATTTAGTGAATCTTGAAGATAAAGATCCTAGTGAAATGGGATTTGAAAAATTCACTAATCTAATTCAAAACACTTTACCATTAACATTCTCGAATTTACTCGAGAAAAAACTGCAAACATTATGATAGAAAAAGGACAGTCAATACATAAGAAAAGTATTAAAAGAACACTTGAATTTGATGGTGAAGGACAACAAGTAAATTTTTTAGATAATCGATTTTATAAACGAAATGACTTATATTATCCATCAGTTACAAGTATATTACAATATTTTCCTAAAGGTAAATTTTTTGAAAATTGGCTTAAAGATGTAGGACATAACTCAGATGTTATAGTTAAAAAAGCAGCCGATGAAGGTACTCAAACCCATAGTTTAATTGAGCGTTATTTAACAGGTGAAAAAATTAATTGGTTAGATGAAAAAGGACATGCTATATGTTCTTTATCTGTTTGGCAAATGTTACTTAAATTTGTTGAATTTTGGGAAACTGAAAAACCTGAATTAATTGAAAGCGAAATTCATTTATATTCAGACACTCATAAAATTGCTGGTACTTGTGATTTAGTAGTTAGAATGAGAGATGAATTATGGATTTTAGATATTAAAACATCTAATAGTGTTCATACAAGTTATGATTTACAAATGGCTGCGTACACAGTATGTTGGAATGAAACATTTGAAGAAAAAGTAACTAAAAATGGTATCATTTGGTTAAAATCATCTAAACAAAAAGCTGATAAAAAAGGTGATAAAATACAAGGTAAAGGATGGGAAGTAATTTCATCATCTAGAACAATAGAGGAAAATTGGGACTTATTTAACAAAGTATATGATTTATATAAATTGGAAAACCCCAACTCCGAACCATCATTTAATAAATTTCCAGTATCGGTTCAATTAAATTCATGATTTCCCGTAATTTTTAAATATTTATAAGGGACTAGGCTTTCGAAGTCTTTTTATTTATATTTAAAATATATGATTAAACTTACTGAATTATTACGTGAAGTTATGGATTCGCCTAAAGCTATATTTTTAGCTGGTCCTGCTGGAAGTGGTAAATCATACATCACTAAACAATTGTTACCTAGTAATTTTACAACTATAAATGTTGATGACACTTATGAGGAATTACTTAAAGCTAGCGGTTTAGGTTTAAAACAGACAGATTTTAATTCTGATGAATTGTCTCAAGCAGCAAAATTAATGGGACGAGCTCAAAAAGCTACTAAAGAAAAATTTGCTCAATCATCAAGTGAAAGACAAAATTTAATTATAGATGGTACAGGTGCTGCTTCAAAACCACTATTTAAGAAAAAACAAGAATTAGAAGATTTAGGATATGAATG